GAACACTGCTAAACAAGTTAGCAAATTGATTAAGTTTTTGCTGTGGCAAGTTTTGAGCAAAGTTAAAGCGGTTAATTGCGTCTTGCAGTTCAGCAGCAGAATACTGTTCACGAGCTTGGCCTACTGTCAGCAGTTTCTGAATATCAGCGTAGTCAGTAGCAGCCATCTGAGGAGCATACTGACTAGCAGCAATCTGTCTAGCACGTTCAGCTTCAGCCGAGCCGTAAGCCAACTGACCACCTTGCTCCAACATTGCACGAGCAAATACGTCTTGAGCGCGAGCTTCTTGCTCACCTTGAGCAGCAGAGCCATAACGACCCATCGAGGAAGCCTTAGACTGAAGGTTCTGAACATTCTCAGTAAATACATCACCAGCCTGACGATTAACACCAGCCAAAGCACCCGATAGGAATGGATTAACGCCCCGTCCTTGAATCGTAGCTAGTTGCTCTGCCTGTGCTGACCGAACCAGCGGAGAGCCAGCCATAGCCCGTTCCTGAGCCATATTAAGAGCTGACTGAGTAGACTGAGATGGCGAGACATAGGTCTGACCGGGGAAGAATGTAGGCGTACCAGACTCGTAAAGTCGCTTGCCTTCTTCTAGGCCATAAGTAACATAGGGCTTGATGTCAGGATCAATGCTCGTTGTTGTTTTTGCAGGTTCCCTGCTGCTTCCACCGCCCATATTACACCTCGCAAATCCATTGTTTAGGACGGAAACCAAGCTGTTTCGCCCTACGTTGCCATCCTCGACGATGGCTAGAGAAAGTTAGATATTTGACATTACCTTGACGACAGATGTCTTTTATGTATTTTAATCCAGATTCAACAATTTGATAATTGTTTTCTAACGTCCAAGCAGCCCATAGGTGCATTGTTTCGCCCATAGGTTGCAGGATAAAGAAGCACTTAAAATGGTTATTATCTAATCCTACCCACAGCATTGCTTTTTGATTAAAGCAGTCTGTGTACACATCTTCTACTATCCAGTTTTCTGGGCTATACCCTTTAATTTCATCTAAGCCGGGGCGTACTGTAGGCCACCAGTTCCTAAGTTGTTCTACAGGTATGTACCTAAACTCCATTAGCCCACCACAATGTAACCATAGGTTTTGTCTGCCGTATTGTTTGACCAGTGCGTAAGAGTAGCACTTCCTTGCTGTTGGCTGGAAACATACACGTTGGAAGTTGCTGCTGGGGCAACATAACTCATGGTAACAATTGCGCTAGGAACTGCCGGGCGAGTAGGAGATGTACTCGTATCAAAATGCTCTATAGAAACGCCTGTATCTGTAACCCGCCACATAACTTCAACGTAATCATTAGCCTGAAGCTCAAGGAAAAAGTTAAGCGCAGCAATTAAATGACTAGGATCACCGCCGCTTTTTCTGGCTGGTATATGAAACCGGCTATTAGATGCTGCAATGTTTGTACCGTTTTTACGGAACCATACGTCTACGTCTTGACCATCGTTAGTTGTATTCTTAAACTGAATAGAAAATTGCAGGTTGTAAATACCGTAGTTTCTGACATTTATCCTTGAGCTATTAGAAACATAAACCCCATTGCTAAAGTCAGTTGTGTTTAATGTCACCGCATAAGCAGTCGTGGTATTAGCAGCAGTCTGGTCTGTGGAGTCCTGAAACGCTCCGTAAGGCGTAGAATCAGCTTCAGCAACATCAGACACCGGAACCAAGAATATCAGGCTGTCAAAGCCTATACGCTCGTCGTTAATGGTGGTTGTAGCTACATTTCCTGTGGCTAACGTAATCCGACCGATATTATTGGTCTTACCGTCCATAATCCCACGAACGACCTCAGCAACACCACGAGCATCGCTACCAAATGGCGGTAATGTACGGAACTGAGTCATCGATTACCCTGTTTAACAACGTCAAACTCTAAGCCAACAACAGTTTTCCAGTTAGCCCCAGTAGGAGTTAGCCTTAGTCGATGGTACTCACCGTTAGACCGCAAGCTCACACGGTTTTCTGCATCAGCAGCCGTATCTGAGCTAAATTCCACTTGTTCAGCAAGATTATCCCGGCTTGCAATAGCTATAGAACCACTACCACCGTCCACAATAGGCTTTGCTAGCATGACCGTAGACCTGCCTACATCAATATCACCCGTTGATATGTTCGCAGTCTTAGGCTGGCCTGAAAAAGTAATAATCTTCTGTTCACTAACACCAGCAAATAACAATTGTCCACCAGCAAAAACACGCGAATCAAGAGGAATATCAAGCGCATCAATGCTTGCGTTATAGTTGTCTAGCTGCTCTAACGTAGCTGAAGGTGTTAATACATAAGCAATTGATGTCGCTGTAGTATCTGCGTATGACCATTTGCTAAGGTCAATCGAGTACATCAGCATAGTCTTATTACCAAACGTATTATTAAACTTCCATATTATTAACTTTGTAACAGGATTAACTGTCGCACTCATCCCTGTAAGTATTTCACCGGGAATGGCATTGTCAAAGAACCAGCGGTTTACTTTCTCGCTACCTATGTTCTTCGTTGACTGACCATCACAGACATAGAAACCATCGTCTGCAAGGAAATACGTTAGGTTGCCGTACTGAGCAATAGATCCGTTAGAAATACAGCCCAAAGACCGTGAAATAGCGTCAAACTGAAAGAAGAATGGTGAGCCTGTGTAACTCATCCGGTAGATAGCACGTTCTAAGAAGATCAGACCGTACTCACCACCAGCCAAACCTGTAATATCGCCACCGTCAGGAAGTACCTGTGTATCAGACTGAGAAGCAGAGCCAGAAGTCCAATCCGTCTCGTCATTTATGTCTGACCAGTAGACCTTACTTGTTTCTGTCGCATCACTAGCAGCCACAACAAAGTCACGTACAACGGTTACAAACTTAGCCGTAGGAGCAGCAGCAGCCAAGTCACCAAAGTAAGTTGATGAATTCAATGTAAACGCTTGCAACTTATCCTGACCATTAGCCAGAATCATCTTTGCACCAAACTGGGTTACATCCCAACCCTCAACAGCCGTATATCCGCTAGTGGTAAGCGCATCCAAACTAGCATCAGCGCTATCAAACTTATAAATTTGGGTTGTGCTAGCTGCGAACAATGTACTAACGCTGTCAAACTTACCGGCAAAGGTAATGATTAGGTTAGCACCAGCAGCGTCAGAGTAATCAGCCTCGCTCTTAACTGGAGCATATCCGTTAGCAACTGGATAACAGTTCTTTGCGTCTGTTACTGCACCTGTTACGCCGGGTTGATCTGGCAACCACTCACCGAATAGAATTTTTTGCATGGTTAGCCTTTAGCGGAAGACCGCATAAAAAACTCTTGTGTAATCTGTTAATGCGTTAGCAGCGCTTACAGAATAAACTCGCAAAGCTGAAGTTGTTGGAACCGCAGAAGAATCAAATGCACCCGTAAAGCCAGCCGTTGCGCCGGGAGAAACACCAACAACTCCAGAGGCTGAATAATTTGCATCAGGCATCGCAGTCGTAAAGTTCACTGTGTAGTCACCAGTCCCATTGTCAGTAATTGACGATACGTTACCGCTTGCTCTAATCGCAACAGTTCCAGTACCGTTAAAATTAACCCAAGCCCTACAAGCATACGCTGTAGCTACAGAGCCATAACCAGAGTTAAACGAAAAGTTACCGCCTGAGGACATAGAGGCTACATCTGCTGTCGTAGCGCCACTATTGCCGACACCAATGCGAACAGTACCGTCAGGGGTAGAAGGCTGGTAAATAGTAAAGTTATTTGTAGCCGTTACAGACTGCCCTACTTGTACATTGTTCGTCTTTAATGTTGACATTTAAATCCCCAATGCTGCTTTGATCTCGTCAGGTGTAGCTGCTGCGTTAATACTCGTCTGGATAGCTGCGTACTTGTCACGGATAGCCTGACGAGCCGCTTCTGCACCGTCTAATGCACCCGGTATCTGCTTGGCTATCGCTTCGTCGTAAGGCTTGAATTCTTCAGCCCTAGCAGCTCGACGCATATCGTGACCAATAGCTTTAGCCTTTGTTACGTCAATTACGATGCCCATGACCAAGCCCCTCTAAATGTACGATCTGAAGGAATATCCGCTACGTTTACGATCTCGTAAGGCTTACCTGCTGGCACGTCTTTAGCAGCGATTTCTTCAATGGTTAAGCCACACTCAGCGGCTGGAACTATGACTGCGACACCGCCGTCATCTGTTGGGTAAATTATGCGTGAGTTCATTGGTTGTCCTTGGTTAGCGGAAGACGGAAACAATAACGTATTCTTCATCTCTACCAGATCCTGTAGTTTCTCTTGTAGATACTCTAAAAGCGGAAGTGGTTGGAGCTACGTTTGCGTTACTGACGGTACTGTTAAACATGGATACGAACTGCACACTAAAAGAGCTATTTGTTGTGCAATTTCCAACAGCGGAATAATTTGCATCAGGCAGTGCCGTAGTAAAGTTCACCGTATAGTCACCCGTACCGTTATCCGTAATACTTGACACATTACCACTAGCACGAATAGCAACTGTACTTGTTCCGTTAAAGTTGACCCATGCTCTAGCTGCAAACAATGGTGCTGACCCACTAGGCTCTGCAAACGAAGCCGTACCAAATGTCTGCGCCCCTGAAAACGTCTTATTTGATAGCGTTTGAGTAGCGTCAGTTCCGACTGCTGTAGTCGTTGCATCAGGCAGCGTTAAGGTGCGATTAGAAGCCGTACTAGGCTCCTGTAAAAGTACGCTACCACCACCAGATGAATTTAGTTTCAGGCTCATATTAAACCTTTGGATACTTAACTTTTACTGCATCAATGGCTGCTTTCCATGCGTCATAGCCACCGTGATACAGCAAGTCAAACTGGTCAGCGAATGATGGATATTCTGCTGCTCGTTGATACTTATACGCATTAGGATCTACCCAAGCATTGACTGCTGCTAAGTCAATCTCAACCTTGTTACCTTGTGCATCAAAAGCTCCTGCGCCATCATCAATCGTTACTACGTTAGGGTATAGAGCGCGAATAGCTTTGTGGTTCATCCTGCTATCTCCATGACTGTGATTGAAGATGGTGTTCTTCCATCGTAAGCAAGTAAATCAGTATCTCTGGCGGAACGATTAAGATAAATAGCTGTAGCGCTAGCACTTACAACTTGTATGGTGTATGAAATTGCTGAAGTGGTTGCCGGACTATCTAAAAATGTTCCACCAAAATAAAATTGTTGCTGAGTCGCTGTATTAATAACACTTGTCGCACTTCTTCGATTACCAGCAGTATCGGCTTTAAATATTTGAGTGGCATCCCTAAAAATGCCTAAATATCCGTGAACCACATCACCTGCTGTACCCCCATTAGTTCCAAATGTTATCAACACTTTGCTTGATGCAGATGTTGGTGTAATTGAAACAGTCATAAAGGTTACATATGAAGTTGATGTAGTCGAAAATGAATCTGTTTTAACAGTCTGCACTACCTGCAACACAGCACCAGCACCAAAGTTACTTCTAGCTGCACCAGACGCTAAATCATCAGCAGTAACCGTAGCGTTAGGCAGACCACCAGCCGCTAGTCCTGTAATCGTCCCATCTCCGCTTAATGTCATTGGCATCTTATTGCCTCATCCAATTATCTGATCCAGCGTTTACATTTGACCAAGTATTTGACCCGACAGGAACCTCTGTCCATGTGTCACTACTTGTTCCTACATTCGTCCATGTGTTGCTACCTGCTGATTGCTCAGTCCAGTTATTTGCCTCAGGAGTTAGATCCGACCACTCCTCACCAATAATGCCGCCATTTGCACCCATTATTGCCAGAGCATTAACATAAGCAACACCAGCAAATATACCGCTAGCACTACAAGCTACTGTTGCCAGAGCGTTAATACTTGCATCGGCCTGATAAACAAAACCACCGTTAGCGCTAACCGTTGCTGTTCCGTTAATAGAGCCAGCAGCAAATCTAACTCTTAACCCTGTGGCTGTAACCGTTGCTGTACCACTTACCGCAGCATTACCAAATTGTACTCTTGTTGCATTAGCACTAACAGTAGCAGTTGCATCTACACTTGCAGCACCGAATAACGTCGATCCACCTAATGACGAAAACGGAGACTGAGCAAAGGTGCTAATCCCAAACATTTAGACAATAGTCCACGTTGCACCAGAAGGCACAGTGACCGTTACCCCACTACCAATAGCCGTGTTCTTGCCACTAATGCCCTCGTAGCCGCTTGGGAACGTCATCGTTGTACTAACTGTCTGATTGCTTAGGAAGATACCGTTAGAAGCCGCGAAATGCAGCTCATAAGCCATGTCTAATTCATCGCCATAAACAGCCTTAGAAGCAGGATACGTTACGAATACGTCCTTGCTGTTAGCCGCAAAGTTAATTGCAGCCGTAGTGCCTAAGCTATTTGAGAGGATCGTAGTACGGGATAGCGTAGTACCTGAAGACGTATACGTCCCAATGCCCACTTCGTAAGTGCCAGCAATAGAATCAACAACTGCGTAATAAGTAGTGTTGCCATCGCCAATATCTGCAAATGACCGAAAGCCAGCAGAAGCGCCAGCTAACGTTAATGTACCTGTACCGGATGTTGTACTGGTCTCTTTAATCCTATCTTTGACGACCAGAGGCATTTTCTACCCCTTATGCCAAAGTGACACTCAAGCTACTAATAGCAATCTTAAAAATATCGCCGCTGTCAATCGTCTTAGAAGCATCCAATGGTGTGTGATACAGCAGGTTACCAGCGGTAGAGGCATCACGGATACCCACATGAGTCACGGTTCCCCATGATGCTGTACATTGCGGGAACTCAATCGCAGCACTGTTTGTACTAGCTCCGTTACTTGGTGCGCCAAAAGTAATAGACTGACGAGCATAAGAGCCACCAGTGACTTCTGTACCAGTATCAGCATCTGTAGGATCTGTTGTGTAAAGCGCAAGATATACAGTTGTCGGAGTTGTGTATGCAGTATTACGCAACGTAACATTAATTAAAGCATTCTCAAGATAGTTCGACATTTCTGCCATGATTTACCTCACGTTATAAGACATTGCCATTGGTTGACCGCTGTACTCACTAGATTGGTCAGCAGCAGAAATAGACGCTATAGAACGGTCATACAACGATGCCCAGACCTGCAACCTAGCGTCATTCATTAAGTACGGTTCAGCCTCACCTAAAGCCGCATACAGCAGCGCATCTGGGCAATTAGCCAAGAATACGTTGCTTGTGTTTGCGTCGCTTAGGAGCGTAGGCTTTGCGTAATACAGCATTTGAGCCGTATAAACAGAATCAGGAATAGGAGACAATTGAAGCTCCGAAGCCAGCACCGTGTAGGTTCTAGGAAGACCAGCCTCACTAGACCTAGTATTAGAATAGAAAGCGTTAGGAGCCTCATAGGACAAAGATCCGATAGGAACTGTGTTCAGATGAATATCCCGCATCTCTAGGAAGTCTGAAGGAAAGCCAACCGTAGAATCGCCAGCCGTAGTGTCAGCCGTAGCCACTACCAACATCTGACGGATTCTCAAGTCTCGACGAAGACGCTCCTCAGCCAAACGGATAAAGTCAGGGATAACTGAGGTAAGGTCACTACGAGCTAAGTAGTTTGCTATCGTAGTCTTTAGGTCACTGTAGCTCGTAAATGCCATGTCTATTTCCCTTTATTGTGCGCCTCTATAGCGCCTTCCTCTACATCATCCCATCGATACTCATACGTACCAATGTGACCGATATGCTTTGACAGGCTGTGGTCTACGTAAGTCTGTATGCCAGCATCTAGCGCCTTGATACAGAAATGTACGTCCTCACCAATGATGCCCTTAGATCCCCAACCCACATCAAACCAAGGCTTAGGAACCTTCTCAAACACTTCCCTGCGAATCATAACCACACCAAAACCAACCGCTGTAACAGGCTCTATGCCTTCCTTACCAATCGAATCTATTTTATGCCAAGCGTGATGAATAATCTTACCCTCATCATTCTTTTCAACGTGCAGATTCAATGCAGTCGGTAGTGTCGGCTTACGTCTTGTTACTGCATTAACCCCGACAATCGGCACATCACGGCTTAACAAAATATCAATAGTGTCAGACGGAAACCGCATATCGGAGTCAATAAACAGAACCGCATCGCATCCTTCAGCAAGAGCAGCATCTACTAGCTTCTCTCTCTGATCAAATATCAGCGTTCCTGCCATCGTATAGAGCTTTAGCCCGTTGCCCTCTTTAGAGCATCTATGTCTTGAATCTCTGCCAACCATCTTGGCAAAGTCAAAAGCAAATGAGGTATGAACCTCGTCCCTAGCTGGTACGCAAGCACCTACGATCATACTGTCCCCCTATAGACTTTCCATTGTGCATTATCGGAACTATTAAGCCAACTCGCAAAAGCAACGTCATCTATTATCGTAAAGCCCCTCATTATTCCCTTCTTGTTCAAGTCATCAATGACCGTAAAAGGAATACTGGCTATGTGGTGCATTTCATTAAGACTTCCAGCTCTTTGCTTGTCTGCCTCCAGAATCTGCTTGTTACGATCAAGTATGTCCGTAACGTCCTGTTTAGTTTCGATGATAAGACCGCCATCACCGTCCGAATGTACAACCTGTTGTCTATAGTCCATAAGTCCTCATAAAAAAGCCCCCAACCATAAGGTCAGGGGCTAGTTCTTTACAGCGCCATATTCAAGTCAGCAACGATACCGTGTGCGGCTTCGTTCTTAACTTCCAGCGTAACTTCAACCAGAACCTGAGTCTTATCAGCATCACCAGCTTTTGCAAGCTCGTTAGTCTGGAAAGGACGCAGATAGGCCAGAGCAGCGTACTCAGGATCAAGGATCAGAGCATCACGACTACGCATGAAACGGTTAGGAACAACACTCATTGAACCGAAGTCCGACAGGTAAACGTCAGCAGCACCGACGATAGTTGCTTGAGCGCCACCACCACCAGCGTTAACGTTGTAACGATAAGCAGACAGACCTGTGAAGCTAGATACTTTCTGTTTACCAGTAGCACCAACCATCAGAATCTTAGGTACGCCACCCGAAGCAAAGACTTCAGCCACAACTTCTTTCAGCAGGGCTTCGGTAAAGGTGCGGGTATTACCGTCTGTACGAGTCGATGTGCCGATAGTTGTAGGATCGCTACCGTTGGTCTGAACCGACGAGTTAGTCTTGATCCACGACAGCAACGAACCCATCTTACGAGCAGTAGAGTTAGTTGTACCAGCCGAACGACCTTGGTTAGCAAGGAGGATGGTTTCCAGATCTCGCTTCAGCTCTTGTGAAGCCTTAGCCAACTGGTAAGCCTTTTCGGACTTACGACCAGCCTTGTTCACTGCATCCAGAGTGCCAGAGACTTTGATAGTCTTTTGCAGAATCTGGGTGTAGTTACCAAGACGAACGGTAGGTGACAGAGTTGCATCCGAAGCATCAGCACCCTCAACCGCAGCGTTATTGGTAGTAGCTGCTGAAAGGCTGTCTGTCTGCCACTCGTGGAAAACAGCAGTAGCTTTGGTCTTGCCAATGGAACTCATGAATGGAGTCTCAGTAGGCGAGATGTCATAGATTACGTCGGTCAAATCTTCACGCTGACCGATTGCGTCATAAGCATTATAAATTGCCATGATTCAATTCCTTATAAAAATCGTTCAAATACACTAGCTGCATCACGAATACTCCCGCTAGACTTAGCTCGTGCCTTTAGTTTCCTTGTTTCCTCAGTATTACTATCTCTTGGCTTAGATACACCCGGCTTAATAGCCTTGGGAGCCTCTGAAACCTTCTTAGTAATGCCCGGCTTTGCAGACTGTAACTTGTCGTACTGCATCGCCTTGTATAACGTCAGAACGGCTCGTGAATCAAACACGTTAGCCAGCTCATCATCAGAGAATCCTACCTGCTTACCGTATGTGCGAATGTCCTTACGGATTACTTCGCCCTTAGACGGATCAGCAAACTCAGGTAACACAGCAACTAGCTTCTCAGACTCAGCCGATACCATCTGCTTCATCTGTTGCTGCCTGTCATATTCTTGCTGCTGAAAGAGATTCTCTCTCTGCGCCCGAACCTGTGCTAACTGCTTTTCCTTCTGAGACATCTCAGCGACCTTAACAGCATAGCCGATAGGATCAGTCTCTTTCAGGTAATCCAAATCCTCTGCTTCTTGCGGCTGGTTCAACATCTGCTCGATGATCCCCAACTGCTGCGCGTATTGGTCGCGCAATGCCTTTGCTTCTTGAACTGCATGGCGTTCGGCCTCGACTACCTTGCGTTCTTCAGCTACGGCTTGCGATTTCTTGGTGTAATCCGTGCCAAGTTGATAAGACTTGATAAGCTCATCAAGGGTTACCTCCCGTTCTTCGCCAGCGGCTTTGACACGGAATGTCTGAGGTTCCTCTTGCTCGTCTTCGCTATCCTCTTGTTCTACCTCAGACTCATCGTAAGACTCGTCTGATTCGGCTTCGCTTTCGTTAGCTTCTGAAACTGGTTTTGGTTGTTCCTGTTCGGAGCCATCTTCCTGATTCATCATGCTCAAGAAAGCGTTAGCTGCACCTTCTACCGTTAACTCGCCACTTCCTTCCGGAGTCGTGTTTGGAGTATCGCTCATTGTGTTGTTTCCTAAATTATATCGGGAACCGCCCGACTCGGGTTACAAAATCTTAAGCCGTTTCTCGTCAATCATCTTCTGAGCAGCCATGCTTTCTAGATGAGTCTCAATTGATTCCAGCACCCTAATCCGTGAATAGGCTTGCTCACGAAGCTCTAACTCACCATAGGTGCTGTTTATAATTTTGTTAAGCTCGTTGCCCCTGAGATCTTCAAACACCTCTTGGAATGTCTCGTCATTAAGCAAGTTAAGCGCCCACTGTGCCTTATCCATTAGAACTCTCGGTTATAAAAGACATTCAACATATTACCCATTTGCGGCTGTCTTTCATATCTGACACCATAACTTGATGGCCCGGTCTGATACAAAGCATCTAGCCCAGTTAATCCAACCTTTGACTCGTTTACTCTGCCTTCTGGCGTATTACCGCTAACCTTATATCCACTGCCAAGTAACCCAAGGCTCAAAGCATCATTATTTATAGGAAATTGATAACCAATTCTTCCGCCGCCATAAACTGAATTAATACCCTGAGATATTTCGTTTTCTACATTGCCAGATATTTGCAGCCTATTTAATAGATCCTGAAAAAATGACGGAGAAGGGTTTGAGTTAAGAAGCCCGGGAAGATTGTAGTAATTTTCATCCATATCAACCCCCGGTTAAACTGCCTAGTTCTTTAATCGCCTTTAGGACAATCTCAGCCTGACGGTTACGGCTATCCTCGTCTGCCAAGTCCATTGCCAATACCGCTTGCAATTGCTGAACTGCTAACTGCGCTTCTTTAATGCGAATGTCAGCCTGATCCTTCTGGTTCTTCATCTGCATCTCTATGCCCTTGCGAGTGAACTCAGCCTCTAGCGTCTGACGTTCCAGATCTAACTTAGCCGAGTCAATCTGCGCCTTAGCCTGTGTCTTCTCACGCTCTACCTGCGCCAACAACTGCGCCACTTCTGCCTGTACATCTGGCGCAGGTGGCTGTGGCTGCGACAACTGGGCATCCATCTCAGGAGTAATCTCGTTCATGAACGCATTAGCATCCTTGAAGCCAGCAGCCTCAATGAACTTTGCTAACGTGTTACGGTATTGACCAACAGTAACAAGGGGATTAGACGGGCCATACTGCTGGATGATCTGCTCCTGCTTGGCAAGCACCATCTGTAGCATCGTCAGCTTCTGATCCCGGTCACCTGAACCTAGACCAACGTTAACGGATACATCGTACTCATTAGCCCATGAACGAGGGTCAAACTGTACGTACTTGCCACGCATACGGACAATCTTTGGCTTATCTTGATACTTGCCCAACAGATACAGAATGCCCTTAAACAAGCTCTTAACGCCAGTTTCAGCAAAGATACGGGCAATCAACTCCAGCTTACCGGAGCTAGACTTGACCATTGCAGCTACAGCAGCCGCTGTTACGTTAGACAGAATATCTGGATCAAGACCCTGTTGAGCGTCATTAACACCTGTACGCTTGGCCTGTACCGAGTCCATGTACTCTAGCATCGGCATAGCCTGACCGAACGTAGACGGAACAACAAGCGGAACCAAAGCGTTAGGGTTCTTCAGACGGACAATGCCGCCGGGAGTAGCGTTCAGCAGGTCATCTAGGTTCACCTGACCATCTACAGCGCCAACCCGATTGTTATTCGTTAGGTAGAGATTATCGAGAGACTGACGAGTAATAGTGGACTTGATAAGCTGGATGTCCATAGTCCTATCTGCCAGCGATTGACCAAAAAATTTATGAGGAATAGGGATAGGGCAGATGCTATGGAAGGGAATGTAGTCACAATCTTCATCTTCTAGGATCTCATTTCCGCAGTACACAATCCTACGCAACTCAGCGATACCATCACCGTTCTCGTCAATGCGTATATAGCACTCGTATACCTCAACCGTCTGCATCGACGTATCAAGGGATTGAGTTTGATCTGGCTGCTCTCCGTTATCAAAGCGAGCAATGCGCTCGGCAGAGAAACTCAGATCGTCATAAGAAGGTAGCTCATCTACGATGTCTTTGTCGTAGCCCATTGCAATTAATTCCGACCTTTGCATGAGCTTGCGATGAGCTACAAAAGGAGCGTCCTCAATATTCCTTGCTGCTTTGGAAACTAAGAACTCCTCCGGAGGAACATTCTCAATCTTTACACAACCGTACTTATCAACCCGCTTAACCGTAACATCGTAGGACGGAACCTCAATAGGCATACCCATCATATCTACGCCAGCCGGGATCATCTCTATCTTCTGACGGACAACCTCAAGCGACTCGTCAGACAGCAACAGAGCCAGCTCATCCTCGGTCAGGTTCTTGTATTTCTCTCTGGTAACATCTTCCTTGGCATCCCAGTACGACTTAACAATGCCAACCTTCTGAAGCAGGGCATCCTTGAACCAGTTATGCAGGAGCAACAGACCTTCGTTCTCACGGTAGAACACCCAGTTACAGTAGTCCGTAGCCTGTTTAGCAGACTCCTCGTCATCTTGTGAACGTGGCTCAAAATAGACAATATCCTCAGTTGTCGTAAAGACACGGATAAGTTGTGGCAATGCACCATCGATAGCCTCAGCTACCTCACCGGTTACGATCTGGCTGCGACCTTCTACCTCGTTACCGTATGGATTACGGAGATAGTAATCAAGCGCCCTGCGACGCTCCTCAATGGTCTCTGTCTCAATGTATCCGATTGAATCGTCAATTTCGGATTCAATAATGCCTTTAATCTGGCCTTCATCCATCTTCATAGCAAGCCCTTACAGGAATTTTGCTTATTATACAACCCATTTCGCGTTAATAGGCAACTCGGAAGACCACGAATCATCGCTCTCGTCAAGCCCAATCGCCAAGTATCTGAAGGCATCTGAGTAGTGACTAGACCAATCGTGCAACGGCTTGTCGTAGAAGACTTGCTGCTTCTCGTTGTATTCCCGGCGGTAGTTGCGTATAGCATCAAGCCCCGGCTTGGTCTTGTGGTCAAACCAGCAACGTGGGAGCAAGCGTCTAACAGCCTGAATACCGTCAGCTATAGACAGACGAGGCGCTACCGTTATCTCTAGCCCTGCCTCTTGCAAGACCTCCTTGCGGCTACGTCCTGTGCCTAGCTCCCTTACCTCCACATCGTGCGGGAGTATCTGTGCAAAGCCTTCGTACTTATTGTCCCTGAGCCACGATACATACCA